TGGTTATCTCAAATGAATAAAGGCGGATACCATGAGTTACATCACCATCTTCCAGGACCACATCTAAGTGGTAATTTTTTTATTAATTCAGATAAAAATAGTTCAAATTTAACCTTTGTAAGAACAGCTGATGAAGTTTCACACAGATATTGTTTTCCTGAAGATTTGCCTAAAAGAAAAGGCAAAGATGGAGATAATTTATATAGTGTTGTAGAAAAAGAATTTGAACCTGTAATAGGTCGTATGTATGTGTTTAATTCTAATATTTTACATAAAGTAAAACCAAATAAATCAGATGATAGAATTTGCATAAGTTTTAATATTTCTATGTATAAGGAAAATGAAGCGTGAATTGTTTAGGAAATCAGTTTACTAGTATTGTTGTAGAAGATTTTTTCGAGCAATTTGATTTAATTAAAGATGAATTTAAAAAAATACCATTATATGATTCTGTAGAATTAACTAAATTAAATAGAGAAACTTTTAATTTAACAGAAAACGGTGGTGAAGAAACCTGGCCTGGTTCAAGAAGTGAACCTTTATTTAAAGTTTCTCCTTTTTTAGAGGCATTATTTTTGCAAACATTTGACAATAAATTTAAAAACTTTTTTGCTGACAAAAAGGTTTCTTGCAAAACATCATTACATTTAAGATTAGATAAAGATGATACCTCCGATTGGATTCACCAAGACAATGAGGTTGCTGATTATTCTTTATTAGTATATTTGTCTGACACCAATTTACAATCAGGCACAGGATTATATAATCCAAAAAAAGAATTAATTACAGATGTAAAGTTTGTTCAAAACAGAGCCTTTTTGTTTACTAGTGATTATTTTCACAAAGCCATAGGTAATCACGGCAATGATATACATGATGGCAGACTAACCTTTAACGCATTTTTTAGAATAGGATAATATTATGACATCTTGGACTTTTGACAGAAACGAACAATTGAAGAATACACCAGAAGAAGAGAATAAAGAGAAAAGAACATTTAATAATGTACAAGAATTAAAAGACCAATTTGTTATGCCTATTGCAAGTCGTATTTTTGTAGCTGATAAGTTAGTAGATTACAATATGCAACAACAAATTTATAGTAGTTGTACTAAACACAATTATTTTTTAGGATGGGAAGATAGAACGGATGATGGAAAAGATAGAAAAAATTTACATGGCGTACTAAAAAAAGAAGATTTAGAAAATATCGGATTGTACGAAAGAATAATGGTTGCGTTTAAAAATTCTGTTTTTGACGATTATCAAAACTTTAAATTTTCAAAAGCAGTAATTAATCTCACTAAACCTGGCGATGTTCATTTTGCACATACACATCCTGGACAGGTCGTATGTTTATATTATGCAAATTTAGAATGGAAGGATGGTTATTATGGAGAAACAGTTTTTTATGACGATAAAGTGGAAGATATAAAATTTTCTTCCATATATAAACCTGGAAGGTTCTTAATGTTTGATGGTGAAGTTCCTCATTCTATAAGACCTCAGTCATCTATAGGTCCGGCTTATAGATTTACAATATCAACTTTTTTTGAAAAATAATGTTATTAAAAGTATTTTCCACACCTGTTTTAATTGATACCGTTCAACTGGATAAAATTGAAATTAAAAATAAAAATTTTTCACAGAAATGGCAAGGTGATGTTCACACTAGCCATGGATATACTAATGAATTAAATAGTGAAGGCGTTGATGAATTACTGAAAGTGATAACAAAAAACTTAGATGAAATAATACCGTTTAAGTATCAATTAGAAATACAAAATGTATGGCAAAACAAGTATGAAATTGGCCATAGTCAAGATAGACATATGCATACAAGAGCACATTTTTCTTTTATAGTTTATGAAAATGTGGATGAGGGTAAAACAGTTTTTGTACACCCTATTAATGATTTATTAATGGAAAAATATGCATATATGGGTATCAAAGGAGATGAAGCTGAACATGTTTTTCAAATGAACTTTGAACCTAAATTAAAAAAAGGAAGTATTGTAATATTTCCTAGTTACTTGGAACATTATGTGAGAAAAAATACAAAACCAGGAAGTACAATATCAGGAAATATATCAATAACAGCAATTGATACTTCATTCTTCTCACAAGTAAAAGTATAGGAAATCAAAATGAGTAATTATATTTTTTATAATAAGATATTTGATGAAGAAGATTTGACTAAAATTAAATCATTAATTGATACAAAAGAGTGGGTAAAAAATCCTGATTATGATAATGGTAAAAGAGATGTAATTTTTGGCGAGGAAAATCATATTGATTTAATAAAAGAAAATTTACCTCCTTTTTCAAAAGTAAGAGATGTATATAATAATTTTTTAGATGAACATTTACAAAAAAGTTTTTTAAAATACACAGATAATAAATTTTTAATAGATGTGAAGTTAGCTAAGTATGATGTAAATGATGAATATGCTTGGCATAGTGACCATTTATTTACTGAAAAAGATGTACAACTTAGAAGAGTTTTAACTTCAATAACTTATTTAAATGATGACTTTGAAGGTGGTGAAACAGAATTTAAAGACATGATTATTAAACCTAAATCTGGATATACTTTGATATTTCCAAGTGAGTGGTTTATTGTTCACCGTGGAAAGCCTGTTTTAAAAGGCACTAAATATATATTAGTAGCACATATGAATAGTAAAGTGTTAAACTGAGGAGTGTTTAATGGATAAAGTTAGTGACTATATTAAGGTATATAATTCAATGTCTAAAAATGAGTGTAATAATTTAATTGATATATTGAATAAAGAAACATGGGAAAAACATACATGGTATAATAAATCATCAGAAAAATTTACAACTAATGAAACAAAAGAATTAGATGTGTTTTATGGTAATGAAAATACACACTCTTTTGTAAAAGAACATGTTTTTGATTGTATTGAAAAATACTGTAATGAATTTATGAATGGACCTCAAAATATAAAATCTCTTACACCAGTAAGATATAACAAATATTCTATAGGCACTATGATGAGGCCTCATTATGACCACATACATAGTATTTTTGATGGCACTAAAAAAGGTATACCTATATTATCTCTAGTCGGTGTATTGAATGACAATTATGAGGGCGGCGATTTTTTATTTGGACAGACAGGTAATCATAGAGTAGAATTAAAAACAGGAGATATTTTAATATTTCCTTCAAATTTTTTATACCCACATGCAGTCATGGAAATAAAAAATGGAATCAGATATTCTTTTGTAAGTTGGGCTTTTTAATATGAAAAATGTAATACCTATTTTTAGCACACCTATGTATATGAGTGAGGATAGTTATCATTTATCTGAACATGAGATTAATACTATAAAACAATTAAGTGGTGAAGCTTTACCTAATCAAAATAAAAACTATTCAACATCTACTTTAAAAAATTCTTATTTACTAGACAATTATGAAATATTTTCAAATTTAAAAAAGTTTATAGAAAGTAATATAGAAAATTATACTACTAAAGTTATGATGATACCCAAAGAAAAAGTAGGTCTTACACAATCTTGGTTAAATTATAACACCAAAGAGAGTGGACACCATCATCATAAACATAGAAATAGTATTTTTAGTGGTATATATTATGCAAAAGGAACATTAGAATCGCCTACAATTTTTACTAGAGGTTCTTATTTTTTTGATAATTGGCAAGTAGATTATTCAGAAAGAAATTTATTTAATGCTGAAGAATTTACTTTAGCTTTAGAACCAGGAAAACTTGTACTTTTTCCTTCGACATTGTATCACTATGTTCCTGAAAATGTAATGGATATGACTAGAGTTACAATAGCGTTTAATACTTTTTGGAATACTAATATAGGTTCAGATGAATCATTAACTAAATTAAATTTTGGAAATAATAAAAATGCTTGATATAAAAGAATTGACAATGGAACACCATAAAGACGCTGAAAGGCAAGGCTTTGTAAAAATATTAATGTCTGGTGAAATAGACCATAAATTGTATGCAACATACTTGTACAATCAGGCACAATGTTATAGTGTTTTAGAGAAATATGGATTACATAACTCTTTGTTTAGAGATACCCCTAATTTACTTAGAACGGAACATATACTGTATGATTTTAATTCATTTGGTATTGAAACACCAGAGATTACTGAGAGTACAAAACAATACATTGACCATATAGAATCTATACAAGATGAAGCAATGAAATTATATGCACATGTATATGTTAGACACATGGGAGATTTATCAGGTGGCCAGATGATTATGAAAAGAACACCTGGTCCTAATAGATACTATAAATTTAAACATAAAGAAGTTGGTGATTACAAACGAATAGTCAAAGAAACAATTAACACATACTTAAATGTATATGAACATTCTGTATTACCTGAAGCTAAGTTTTGTTTTCAAAGTGCAACTAACTTATTTAAAGAAATGAAGGAGCTACATGATTTGGGATAGATTAATTAAGTGGAAAGATGAAACTATTGAGGTATTAAATCAAGAGTTAACTGAGTACAATGAACCAGGCATGGATAGATTCAACAATGATGAGTTTGGTTGGGTCAATAGAACATGGAAAAATAATTATATAAGACGAGCTCATGTAGATGTAGTTGATGTGAGAGATAGTAAAAAGTTATGGATGGCTCATGTATGTTTATTTCCAGAATTAACAAACGGTGGACCAATTTATGGATTTGATATAATTGCAGGTAAAAATAAGGTGACAGGTGCTTTCCATGATTTTAGTCCTTTATTACAGAAACAACACCCTTTAACAGAATGGTTTATAGAAGAAAATAAACACTTTAAAGCAAGTAAAGAGAGAGAGTTACCAGATTGGGCAAAGGCAATTTTTAGCGGAGGAATGATTGCTGCCGGCAATGTTACAGAGGAAGACGAATTAAATCAAATTTGTACCATGGCCGTGTCCAATTTGCGTAACTATATTGACAAAATTAGAGTACATGATGGTGAGGCAAAGAGAGAAGATGTGATAAAAGCACAG